ATACGATGTATGGAATAATCTTTTGAACCTACAGCATAAAACATTCAAAAGCAAACATTATCAATTTCATTACCAATTACAAACAGATGGAATTAGTTGTTCTTTGTTGTTTATTCGTAAGGATTTGAAAGATAAAAAATGGGGAAACAGAGTTCCTACTTTACCAGCACAAGATTTTCATAATATAGAAGATTTATCCACAGAACAACTCAAAGAAGTAGCACCTCGTAATATTGTTGGTTGCGACCCTGGTAAAAGGTCGTTAGTATATATGATGGACGATAAAGGAAACAAACTACAATATACGGCACCTCAAAGAAAGCGAGAAAGCAAAGCAAAAACAAACCAACGAATATTATTAGTGGAAAAGAAACGAAATAATATCATAGAAAAAGAAACTCATTTATCGTTTCAAAATAGCAAATCTGTTGATTATGAAAAGTTCAAAATATATTTAGTAGAAAAGGATAAACTGAATAAAGAAACTATCGAGTTTTACCAACGAGATGTTTGGAGGAAAATGAAGTTTAGACAATATAGTTATGGTAAGAAGAGTATGGATAATTTCCTCAATAAAATCAAGGAAACCTTTGGTGAAAATATCCTAATTGGTTATGGAAATTGGAGCAGAAGCACACAAATGAAACATTTTATGCCTACGATGAATAAAGGATTAAGAAAGCAAATCCATAAAAAGTATGATACAATTACCATAAACGAATGTAATACAAGTAAAAAATGCTGTGAATGTAATAATGATTTATCCTATTACAGACATGGTGATGGAAACAAGCAGTTCCGTCTTTTAGTATGTTCTGGATGCGTGAGACCCCAAGTCAAACAAATCGTATTTAGAACACGAGACGCTAATTCGGCAATCAATATAATGAACTTAACAAAATGCTGGATAGAGAAGCAAGAACGCCCTGCGTGTTTTCAAATTTCGTCTTTCACCTCTTCAAATAATCAAAAGGAAGAGGAAAAAGTTAGACCATCGTAGGCGAAACTCCTACTATTGATTTTACATTCTTGATTATTTTTTTATGTTGTGAAAACGGCGTTTTAAATCTTCAAGGGTGTAATATATAATTCTAACAAAACATATTATGAGTACTAATACTTCAGCACTAAATTCAGCATTATATATTAATGAAATTAAAACATGTTTAATTTGTTGGGAGAACATTGATGAGATGGACTTGACTTTTTGTACAACATGTAATATATATTTACACAATGAGTGTGAGAAACGAGAACGTGGTGTAAGAGGACATTGTAAATGTCCTCATTGTCAAGATATTGGTAGTCTTGGTTTTTTTAAGAATAGAATAATAAAATAAATAATAAAATAAATAATAAAATAAATAATAGTTAACCCATTCAGTTTGTTATTTCCATTATAATTTGTGTAATAGATTTTTCTCCTGTTTGAGTTAAAAATAAATGTTGAGGTGTAAAAAATTTTTTAATTTTAAGTAGAAATAAATATTTTTTCACAAAACGTGTAAATACACGAAAAGCATGATTTATTACTTTTAGATCACGATTAATATCAATGAAATATATCATATATTCTTTTGATGAGAATGTATAAATTTTACCCAATCGAATAGTAGAATTATATCCATAGGAAGAGTCAAACGCATAATAATACATATTATATGTAAATATATATAATATTTACATATAATTTCTAAAGACATAGATATTAAAAATATACGAATTATTCAATGTTTTCTTGGATAAGTTTTTGGTAAGAATCGAAATAATATTTACCACCTGTTCGTGTTGATCTTGTTGTAAAATGAACACTATCATTTCTACCCAGATTTGATAATTCAACAAAATTATAAAATCGTTTATTATTTGTATTTCGAATAATATTATTTATATTATCGCTATTTTTATTTTTTAAAATTGTTCCAGCTATAAAAGCAGGTAATTTATTAGAACTTAATTCTGAAAATTGATCAATTAATTTATTAAATGCTATTTGATAATATATCGGATTAGAATTATACAAAATATCAGATTCACCTTGATGCCATATAATGGCATTTATTTTTTTATTATAAGAAGATGATAATTGAAGTGTCGCATCATTATATATATCTTTTATTTTTTCAAATAAATATCCAGGAGGAAGATTTTTATTTGGTCCATTACAAGTTCTTATATTTTCATCATAATATTCTTCATCCGGTTTAAATTTAACCCAGTTCCCTATTGGTTTATTTCCACAACTATAACAAATAATACCTGGTCTAATACCTTTATTATTTTTAATAAGATGTTTCGCATATTGAAATGCAAAAAGATTTTGAGTCGGCATTCTACATTGATTAAATCCACCTAATGATCCATTTGATAAATCAGCAACTACCCATTTTTTTTGTTCTATATCATATGATTGAATTCTATTATAAGGTTGGTCAATTGGAATATCTGAATTATATTTTGTACCCCAACCCCCTGCATTACTTTGTCCGGATGTTATAATGATAAAATTTGGTTCATTTAGGTCATAAAGATGATAATTAGGTATATTTTTATTTTTTTTCATAGTATTAAAATTATTAAAAATTATTTTTTGATAATATTGATAATTATTAATAATTTTATACCATTTTTTATAGGTATCCAATGAAATATAATCATTTGATAATAATTTATGGATAAATTGAATATTCATAATTTTTAATTCTTCATTTGATAAATTTATATACATATACTTATATATAATATATATAAGTATATTTCGAAAACAAAAATTTTTTTATTTATTTTTAGATAAATTATTTGAAAATAAATATTTTATACCTAAATTATTATTGTATTCTTGTGTTATTATCATATTACGATATATTCTATAGTCTGATGTATTTGTATAATTTTTTCGTATTTGTAATAAATTTTGTTTAAGATTTTTATGTATAGTTTGAATTATACAATACATTATACCATATAATTATTTTTATATTAAAAATATTAATTTTTTAAGAATGATTATAAATAATTTTAAATTTTTTAAATTTTTAAATATGTTTTTATCAAACAGTCTGAGCATACGGATTAAAAAATCTATTTTCAATTTGTCTGTTGATATGACCATTTTCAATCTGTGGATGACCTTCATTAACTCCAAAAGTTATAGCAACAGGTTCAACCTTGTCACAGATTTGTAGATGATCTGCATTTGTTGTATTATCAGACTTCAATCCGAGTCTCCTCAAAATACCCCAATCCTGAATTAGCAGTGGGGTATTTTTTAATACATACATCTTATCGTAGTCATTTTCTTTTTCTTTACGGAATTCAGATAAATTAAATTTATATAGACTCCATGTAAGTTTCATATTTGAATAAATAGACTTAGTTGCTTGAAAATCTTCCAAACTATAGTAACCAGATAAAGTATTTTTAAATGTATATAGTAAATCCTTGAATGAATCCTCAAATGTTTTTTTTAAATCATCAGATTTTGTTTCAAAAAAAATCGTTTTAAAATTGTTCAATTCAAATTCATAACCTTCATAATGATTTTCAATTGTTTCTTTCATTTCTTTTATTGTACATGTCATACTTTGTTCATAAAGTAATGACTCAATATGTTGAATTAAAGCAAGTGTTCTTGATATAAATACTATACATATTAATAAAAAATCATTCATATCTTTATATTGAGATAGGTTTGAGTTTTCATTAAACATGTTGTTAGCAATTTTCTTTACTTTTTCATGAATACAATCATTGATATCTGCACAAGCCATAGATGTGTCACCACAGCGGGCCACTGTACCATCTGTACCATCTGTACCATCTGTACCAGCTGTCGTTTTCCATGTTTTTTCATTTGAAGATTTTGAACATCTATGTGTTAATGAGTTTGAACCATTAATTGATTCTTCCTTATCTGTTGAAGCATCTGAACTGACTGAATCATTGTCTGTATTACTCATATTTTTATGAAAAATTATACAAGTTATACTAATAATACTACAAATATGTATAAAATGTACTTTAACAAATTCAAAAAAAGACATTGTTTTTTTATTTATTTTATAAATAGTATCGATTTTTTTTTGAATCGAATTTTAAAATTATGTAATATGTCTCAAATGGTGGAAAAATCACTGGTATACAGTTCATTATAGTAATCCCATCCAATCACTCTTCCATACAATCAACCAAACTACTATGCGAGAGGCGAAACCGTAATCTCCACATCAGGAGGGTCGTGAACATCGGGTGGTTCATGCGGGGCACATTCCGAGAAGCAACAACACTCGCTTTCCAATAAGCACCATGTGCAGCACAATCCGCATATAATCAAAACACCTATTCCTATCGTAGTATCCGTCATCTTTGTACTAGTATTGTTTCTAATATCTACTATCTTAGTGTAAACATTTTATAAATAAATTCGATTTTTTTTAAGAATTGAATTTTTAAATTTTTAAATCAAATTTTTTAAATTTTACGTATTTGCCATATTCATTGATTGATTAAAAGCAGTAATATTTGCTTTAATCGTATTTGATCTTTGGATGAATGGAATCCTATTATTCAACTGATCGTTGTATAATAGAGTTCTGGAAGTATTAATATATCCAACAATAGCATTCTCATCATTAATGATTTTATCTGATCTACAATCTCGAATTTGATTCCATCCCAAGATTTTCATGATGGTACTTGTACCTTTAATTGTAAATGGTACATTAGATGTCATTACAACATGATTCTTAAAATTATTACGATTTTCAAATCCAAAATTGATTTTAAAATCAAAATTTTGTAGATTTAGATTATTTTTTTCAATATTTATTTTTTGTTGAATATCTTCACATAACGATTCATAACTCTCTGTTACATAATTACCCATACGAATATTAATATCTTTTGTTATATTATTAATAGTAAATTGAATATGTAACTGATCTGACATTTCTAAGATATTAAATTCCAAATATTTAGATTCTTTTTTAATAATGGTTAAAGTATTATCAGAAAGCACAAAACTTGTTTTTTTAATTTCGATACTTTCTTTTAAATTTTTTAAACTATGTTTTTTCCAATGGGTATAGAAAAGAGCCGTTGCTCTGTATGAATATCCCGAACGAGACAACCATGTGAACCAACCTGCTGTGTAATCATAAAGATGCCCACCAAAACCTTTTTCTTTTTGTTCAAAAAA